AAGCCTCCTCGTCTGGCTGGATTTACACAAGAAGAACTGGATCGCCGCTTGCAAGCAGGTATTGAACGTGGGCCGGACATTGCCCAGCAAACAGTCGATTATTGGTCTGCTGTTCGCGGGGACCCTAGATATGCGTCAGCGGCACAGTATGAGATGACGACAGGGGAAAGCGCAGGGGGCGGCCCATATCTTCCACAGGGTTATGAAATGGTCGGTAATGCTGTCTTAAAAACAGGAACCCCGCAATATCAAGCGGCCATCCAAGGCCTTCTTCCGGCAAATGCGCCTACCCAAGCACCGCCAGCAATGACCATCAATCCTGCGTACATGCCGCTAATCTGATGGACCCTATAACAAAAGCCAACCACGCAAAGCGACTTCTTGAGGATGACATTCTCAAGGGTGCGTTTGCTGAAGTCGAAAGAGATATTTTTGAAGAGTGGCGCATGTCTGGCTATGCCGACAACGACGCCCGCTCTGACATGTTTCACACGCTCAAAGGACTTGAGCGTTTGAAAGCCCGCCTACAGGCAATCCTTGACGATGGCTTAGTCGCCAAATCGAGGAGTTAACATTTATTAAAGAAGGTGCTATATGACGGAACAAGTCGGCAACCCCGGTGGGATCGGCCTCCACGAAGCAACATTAGCCATCGACCAACTACTTGGCCCGAATGAGGACAACCAAGATCAGGCCGAGGCGCAAGAGCCTGAAGAGGCTCAAGACGAACCGGAAGAAACTGAGGCCGAGGATTACTCGGAAGAAGAGGATACCGAAGAGTCTGACCCGTATGAAGAGGACGACACAGAAGAGGTTATCGAACAGGAACTTCCTGACGATCTAGTCATCAAGGTAAAAGATGATGGCAAAGAAGTGGAAGTCACCCTTGACGAACTTCGGAAAGGTTATTCTCGTTATTCGGATTACACACGGAAAACTCAGGCATTAGCTGAAGAACGCAAGTCGTTCTATGGTGAAGCCGAAGCAATCCGTATGGAACGCGCTCAATACGCGGAACTGCTCCCAGTGCTTAAATCGCAACTTGAGATGCAGTCCCAAGCTGAGCCTGACTGGGACAATCTTTATGAAGAAGACCCCATTGAGGCGGCGCGGTTAGAACGGCATTGGAATAAGTCTCGTCAAGAGCAAGCCGCTAAACTTCAGGCTATTAATACTGAACAGCAGCGGATTGCTGAAGAGATGAGCAAAGAGCAACAGCGGGCCTTGGCTGACATTGTGCAGTCAGAGCGCGCCAAACTCACCGACGTAATTCCTGAATGGAAAGACGAAGGCACAATGCAAAGCGAAGCTAAGGAACTTCGTGAATGGGCTATAAACAATGGGTTTAGCGAACGCGACCTAAGTGCACTTGTTCAGGCCACTCACGTCTCAATCCTGCGCAAAGCGATGATGTTTGATAAGGGTTCAAAGAAAGTGGAAAAAGCGAAGGCACAGCCAAAGAAGGTTGCGCGAATCGTCCGTCCAGGTTCTTCTGGTACTCAGATCAACACACGTTCAACCGATGTAAAGAGGGCTTCCCAGCGCCTTGTGCGTAGTGGCCGCATTTCTGATGCAGCTACTCTTTTGGATAAACTCATTTAATAAGGATATGAACCATGGCTATTGTAGCTAATACATTTACCCGGTACTCCGCTATCGGTATTCGTGAAGACTTGTCGAATGTTATCTATAACATCTCGCCAGAAGAAACTCCGTTCATCTCGAACATTGGCCGCGAGAGCGTCAAGAACACCTACTACGAATGGCAGACAGATGCTTTGGCTGCGGCCTCAGCTTCTAACGCTGCGCTTGAAGGTGATGACATTTCCTCGTTCACTGCTGCTGTCCCAACCGCCCGCGTTGGTAACTACACGCAGATCAGCACGAAGAACGTCGTCATCTCCGGCACGCTTGAAAGCGTCGATAAGGCAGGCCGTCGTTCGGAACTGACCTATCAGCTTGCAAAGCTGGGTTCGGAACTGAAGCGCGACATGGAAGCAGCTTTGCTTGCTAACCAAGCAGCGGCTGCTGGTAGCACCACGGTTGCTCGTCGTACTGCTGGTCTTCCTGCGTGGTTGACCTCGAACACCTCGTTCGGTTCAGGCGGCGCAAACCCAACGGTTGGCTCGACCCCGACTGCTGCTCGTACCGACGGTACGCAGCGTGCATTCACTGAAGCGTTGCTGAAGACTGTTGTCCAGAGCGTCTGGACTTCAGGTGGCACGCCAAAGATGTTGATGGTTGGTCCTTTCAACAAGGTCGCTTCCTCGGCATTCACGGGTATTGCTACTCGCTTCCGTGACGTTCCTGCGGGCCAACAGGCACAGATCATCGGCGCAGCCGACGTGTATGTGTCTGACTTCGGTACGATCAACATTGTTCCTAACCGCTTCCAGCGTGACCGTGATGCGTTCATCGTTGACCCTGATTACGCCTCGTTGGCAGTTCTTCGTCCCATCCAACAGATGGAACTGGCGAAGACTGGCGATGCTGAAAAGCGTCTGATGCTCGTTGAGTATGGTTTGAAGGTAAACTCGCAAGCCGCGCATGGTATCATCGCCGACTTGACCACCTCGTAAGCACTAACTGGGTGAGGGGGCCAAGTGCCCCCTCATCTAACTATTGAGGGCTATATGACAAAACGTCTCATTAACGATGATGCTTTTACAGGCGTCAAAACTTTTTACGATTACGATGCCGGTAAGGACGAAGCGATCATCTCGAAAGAGCAAGACGTTTCCGCAATTATTGAGCAGAACAAGCGCGAATTTAACGAAGCGCCGGAACGCTGGGGTGAGTGGTCCAAGGTTGGCAGCATCCCAATTTCAGTGTATTACGAACTTGAGCGCCAAGGTATTACTAAAGACCAAGAGCGCATGAAGAAATGGTTGAACGATCCTGACAACCTTTACTTCCGCACAAGGCCGGGGACTGTTTAATGGCTATTACAACGTACTCTGAATTAAAGACCGCCGTAGCTGATTTCCTTAACAGGGACGATCTTACTTCGGCCATTCCAAATTTCGTTGCATTAGCGGAAGCGTCTTTGAACCGCCGTATGCGCGCTCCTGAAATGGTGACGCGGGCAACGGTAACGGTTGACGCAGAGTACGAGAACCGTCCGGCTGATTGGCTTGAGACGATTCGGTATCAGATCAATACAAACCCAATCGGTGTTCTTCAGTTTGTCACGCCGGAAGAAGCCAGCATACAAAAGACAAAGTTTTCTACGGCTGGTGCGCCGTTGTTCTTCTCAACTGTTGGTACTCAGTTCCAACATGTTCCAGCGCCGGACACGTCTTACTCAGGTGAGTTGATGTATTACGCCCGCGTTGCTGGTTTGTCTGACGCGAACACTTCTAACTGGCTTTTGACTGCTAATCCTGATATATACCTGTACGCAACGCTTGTTCAAAGCGCGCCATATTTGAAAGAAGATGAGCGCATTGGTGTTTGGGCTGGTATATTAGACCGCTTGATGGCTGAATACGAAGTTGCAGAGCAGCGGGCCAAGACAGGCTCAAGTCGTTTGGTTACTCGGACAAGGACGTTTGGTTAATGGCGGATACAACAACTACCAACCTTGGCCTTACTAAACCAGAGATCGGTGCATCCGCCGATACCTGGGGTAATAAGATAAACGCGGACTTTGATCTTGTAGATGCGCTCTTTGCAGCCGCAGGTACAGGGACAAGCATTGGCGTCAACGTAGGCGCAGGCAAGACACTTGCTGTTGCTGGGACGCTGAACGTCACTGGCACAGTTTCTGGCGGCATTGTTGCCCCGCTTGCATCGCCAACATTTACCGGCACGGTTGTTCTACCATCGGGCACAAGCATTGGCCCAGTCTCCTCGACGGAGATCGGTTATCTTGATGGCGTAACATCCCTGGTTCAAACGCAGCTTAACGATAAACTTGCAATCTCAACGGCAGCATCGACATACGCTCCGCTTGTTAGCCCGACATTCACAGGCACGGTTGTCCTGCCGAACACGACCAGCATTGGTGGTGTAAGCGCCGCAGAGATCGTTTTTCTTGATGGCGTAACGTCTAACGTGCAGACGCAGTTGGATGGTAAGGCGGGGCTTGCGTCCCCTGCGTTTACTGGAACACCGACCACGCCAACAGCCGGGTCTGGCACAAACACAACTCAGGTTGCTTCGACCGCATTCGTGCAACAGGTTGCGCTTAACAATCAGCTTCCATTGCAGACCGGCAACGCTGGCAAGTTTCTGACTACTGACGGCACGAACGCAAGCTTTGCGTCTATTACCGCACAAGTTTATCCCGGCGCAGGTATAGCGAACTCAACTGGTACCGCGTGGGGCACCAGCTACACCACAACAGGAACTGGCACTGTTGTTGCGTTGGCAACATCGCCTGTGTTTGTAACACCAAATCTTGGTACGCCCTCTGCCGCAACGCTGACCAGCGCAACGGGACTGCCTTTAACCACTGGGGTTACGGGCACATTGCCTGTCGCCAATGGCGGCACTGGCGCTGCGACGCTGGCAGCCAATAACGTCTTGCTGGGCAATGGCACGTCGGCGGTTCAAGTAGTTGCTCCGGGCACGACGGGTAATCTTTTGACCAGCAACGGCACAACGTGGACATCCGCAGCGGCTCCATCAAGTGCAGTAAATTACCCGCAGAACATCAAATCAGCAGACTACACGCTTGTAATTGGTGATGCAGGCAAGCAGATATTTCATCCTGTAGCCGACACTAATGTCCGCACGTATACTATACCTGCAAACGCCAGTGTTGCATTTCCGATTGGCACTGTTGTATTGTTTACCGTTGAAAATAGCGGTACTGCCGTAACAATAAGTATAACCAGTGATACGCTGGTGTTCGGCGCGGGGACAACCGGCTCATTGGTCGTTGCCCCTAACAACACGCTTATGGCTATTAAAGTCACTGCTACGAAATGGATGGCAAATTATTTGTATCAAACGGGTTCTGCGGGCCAATTTCAACAGGATATCGCCGTGGCGCACGTTACATCACCTTTTGTCACCGCGTACCCGTGGAGCGGTTCTAGTTTTGGCACTAAATACACCAATCCCGCTACATTGCCTGGAACCTCCCTTGGCTACGGCGTAGCCTTCAGCA